AACATTCCTAAAATGGTGTGAACACGCTATGAGAGCATCACTACTAAGTCGTGGTGTCATTGAAACAGAAGATGGTACGTTCAATCAGAAAGAATGGAGAGAGCGTAACCGCCTATACAGAAATGTTCTGACACGCCTACATAGCCTCAATGTCGCTAAGGTCTACTTTACCTTTCACTTAAAAGCAGTATCACAATTCATGGATGACGGTACAGGTAAGAAAGTACTAATGACTGTTGGTTTCAGACCGGAATGGGAGAAAGGTACTATGAGGAAGTTTTCTCAACAAGTATTCCTAAACCGATACATGAAGAAAGCAGACCCCGCAGCCGGTGTCGAAGGTGATAGAACCTTAGCCGATGGTGAGTGGGTTGTTCGTGCTACTATCGAAGAAATGAAAGGTAGCAACATAGAAAAGGTTGGTACTAAACATGACATACTCAAAGTATCTAACGGTAGTGTAGAGTGGTTCGGATTACCTTTCATGGAGTGATTATATGATTACTGTTGATAGTAACTCCTTGACGTGGTTACTAACTTTGTCTCAAAGGAAACAAAATGTTTCCGGTAAAGTAATGCCACAGGTTCATTCTTTGATGATGAGGGCAGTAGGTAGTAGACTTACTGCCTGCTCTCTTGTTAAAGATGGCTTGTCGTCATTAACATTATTATCTATACCTTGTTCGGGTACAGGGAACTTCGCTATATCAGATATAGAGGCTTTCTTAGGTGCTTTGAAATATCATGGTGGGGTTATTAGATTAGAAATTGGTGAAGATAAAATTATCTTAAAATCATCTAACAAACAAACTACTATGACTTCATCTGATAAGGCTTTGGCTTTCCCCCATACATCTTCTAATGTTAATGAGTGGGAGGCTAAGTCTGTAAGGTTGGCTGCTAAGATAGACTTAGTTGAAAATACTTATCTATTCAATAGTGGTGGTAGAAGAAAGCCTTTCGCTTCTTGGCTAGACATAGACACTACTACTTTGTATGAAGCGTTTAGGTGTGATAATATGAACAACCAAAGGTACAACCTATACACGGTAACTTCTGATGAGAGAGGGTTATGCGTAGAAGTAGGTAAGAATCTTAAAGGTAAAACTATCTCTCAAATAGACCCACAACCACAGACTGTTTTCGAGGCAGTTTATATGGGTGGTTTAGAGTATGTTTTTAAGGAGTTAACAGGCACAGCAAGCGTACACTTCTTTGACTTTAGACCCGAAGGACAGGGTATCAGAATGCTAATTACATTAGGTGATGGCGACTTTATTTTCCAAGCAAGCAACTTGGGGTGATTAAATGGATTTAGAAATGACAGACTTAGAATTAGGAAAAAACAAAAGAACGATTGATGGGTATGATGTATTTATTACTATCTTACCTAGTGAGGCAGAACCCTTGTATAGAGATTATGAGTGGTTAAGCGCACAGTATGTAAAGCATGGTAAAAATATGCAGACTATCGCTACTGAATGTGGTGTTTCGCCAATGTGTATCAATAATTGGCTACGTCGCCACAACATTGATACCCGTAGTAGGGGCGCAAGAAAGGTGAATTGATATGGTTAATTACACACAGCGATGGCCTTCATGCGAAAGATGCGGTGCAACTTTCTCTTGGGTTTTCGTAGAACATATAGACAATGCAGAAATATATGAGTGTGAACATTGTAATGACCTTAAGATGTTTAGGCATGATGTAGAATGATAGTAGAAAAGACTAATGGAAGAAATGTTCTCATAAGGGCTAGAGATAAAAACGGTAAAAGATACGAGAAAACTATTACAGGTTATTGGCCTTACTGTTACATGGAAGATGAGAACGTACCTTACGTGGCAGAAGCGGTTAGAACAGAAGCGGGTTATACAGGTCTGTATGGTGAATCTTTAACTAAGGTTTACTGCTCTACACCTCACGATGTAAGACAGTTATCTTATGCCGGTGCTACTTGGGAAGCAAATGTGCCTTATACTAACAAAGTTCTTTGTGATTACATAAATGATGGTAACGAACCTATACCTAATTACAAACATAGAACTTGGTATTTAGATTGTGAATGGTCGCCAACGACAGGACACATGAGAGTTATTGTGGCCTATGATAATTTTACCGGAAAAGAATATGTATGGTTCGTTGAGTCAACGCTTGCGACACAGGATTTGAAAGACGGTGAAGGAGTACCTTATTCTGAATTAGGTGAATATAAGTATGAAACTCCTGCTATGGGATTCGCTAATGAGCGTTCAATGCTCATACATTTTATGAGAATACTAAAGAATTGCGACCCCGATATTATTACAGGGTGGTATGTGGTAGGTGCTGACATAAAACAGATAGTCGAGCGTACTAGAGCGTGTGGGCTACCTTCCTATGCTCTATCACCACTTAGGCGATTAAGGTATGAGTATGGTGATTGGGAACAACCAATAGTGGGTAGGAATTGTATAGACTTGATGCTTGCTGTTTCTAAACTATGGGAAATGAAGAATGGAAAACTACCTTCTTACAAACTAAACGATGTAGCAGAAGAAATATTAGGAGAAAAGAAAGTCGAGTTAGAGAAAGGACACGATGAATCTTGGTACGAAGATAGGGATTTATATATACACTATTGTAGACAAGACGTGAGATTACTACCTAAGTTAGATGATGCAGTAAATGCGTTAGATTACTATACTGCCTTACAACACATAGTACAATGTGAGATTAAGAGTACACCATTCATAACTAAGATGTTCACCAACTTAGTTTTAAGAGATAAGGACTTCGATAGAAAGATACCTACCCAACCTCAATTCGCTAAGGTAGATTATGAGGGCGCTGAGATTCTTAAGGTAGAGGCAGGAGTGTACGACAACGTAGGTATCTTAGACATACGTGCTATGTACCACTCCAATGCGGCTAAATATAATATCAGTTGGGATAGTTTAGACCCCGAAGGTGTGGACTGCGGCAACGGCTCTAAGTTTAGACAGGGTGGGAAAGGTTTACTTGTAAGACAAATGGAATTGATGACTAAGTTTAGAAATGAGTTTAAGATGAAAATGATTTTGACTGATGGAGACGAAAAGAAGAAGTGGGATTGTATGCAGTTTGCCGCTAAGACTTTGGTTGCATCTATGTATGGTGTGGCGGGAGATGCTAAGTATGGTATGTATCATCCCGAAATAGCGGCTGCTATCACATACACATCGAGAGAAACACTAGGGCAACTTATGGAGAATGCTAGGGATGTAGGATTTGATGTCATCTATGGACATACTGATTCTGTATTCTGCGTTATACCTACACCGGAAGAAGGACTAGAGAAGTTAGGTTTGATTAACGAAAGAATGTACCCTATCATAACCGAGTTTGAGAAGTGGTGTTCTCGTATAATAATGGTGGCTAAGAATAGATATACAGGTATGGTTAGTTGGACTGATGGTGAGTATCACGAACCAAACATTTACGTTAAAGGTATTGAGATGAAACAAAGCAGAATGCCTCCTGTTATGAAGGCTGCTATGTTAGATACTATTACCGGAATATTAACTAATGAACAAGAGGCTGCTGTGAGTGATAGACTATCTACTATGGTGGATTCGATAATCAAGGGAGAAACAGACCCAATAGACCTATGTATGAAGGGTAAATTAGAGAGAGATATAAGCCAATACAAAGTACTGTCCGGCTCATCAGCAGGTGCGGCATGGGCTAACGAATATCTAGGTAAAGGATATAGAAAAGGCTCATTCTTTTTAGTTACCTTAAATGAAAATGGTAAGTATATAGCATTCGACAACCCAAAGGATGTTGAAGGTATAGAAACCGTAGGCACTAAGGTTATGGTGGATAGATTTGTCATAAAAAAAATAAAGCCATATTTTGATTTGGCGGGATGGAGTACTCAACCCATAGAGAATGCTAGGAATGGATTAGCAGATATGAGTTGGGTGTAAAGTTTATAACGGTAATACAAGGGTGAGAATAATATGAAAGATGAAGATATACAGACATTTATGCGAGAAACGGTTAAAGTGATTCAGTACATGGGAAATGATATAATGAAATTACAGATGATGTTCTATAATTTATTAGATGACATGGGTAAAATGGATAGAGTAATCTGTCCGTCATGCAACGAAGAAGTTATCAGACCCATATTACCTAACATACCACTAGAAGATGTTTGCCCGTCATGCGGTGAAGGTTTGTTTGACAAAAACCAAATGTCTATTGACGATTGGGATAACGGAATAACAAGAGAAGAAGAGTGAAACTATGCTTTCTTCCTATAACCCTGCCGATGAAGGCTCGCTAAGAATTAGTAAGTCATCCTTTATGACATACAAGATGTGTCCACGACAATTCTATTGGAGATACATAGCAGATATACCTAGTATTCCTCCGACAGAAGAAATGATTCGTGGTGTCGCCATACATAATGTTATGGAGAGAGGTTTATTAGACGGCGCAGACGTGCTGATGGAAGCGGCGAAACAAGAAGGTGTAGCAGATGATGATGGAGTTGATTCATTAAATATTCTATTGCATCAGATAGCACACGACATTGGTGGATTCGAGGTAGTGGAGGCAGAAGTTAAGCATGAAGTCTATGAAGATTTGAATGGACAGCCTATTGTATGGGTAGGTCTTATAGATGGTGTACTGAAACATCCCGAAACAGGTAAATTAATTTTAGTCGAATTGAAAACAGGTAATATGTCTATGTCTAAACTAGGTAGGACTAGAAAAGAATTAGTGTACTATACTAGGTTGTTGAGAAAGTTAGATTACGAAGATGTATCGCACTTCTTATACATTAGCCCCGATTACGAATATGACGCAGATGATAAATTATTACTAGAGGGCGATAAGAGAGGTAAGACTATGTGGATTGGTGCAGAAAAGGGATTTGCTCTTTTAGAACCGTTTAGAGAAAGGTCGTATAAAATATTTGAGGAATCATTATATGACACTATTGAGTCTCTCACATCCCAACAATGGCCTATGAATTGGAATGATTACTTCTGTCCAATGTGGTGTGATTTTTCACTAGATTGTGAGGCGGAATTGAACGGCATTAAGGAGTGGAATATAGATGAATAAACCGGAAATTATATGTCAATCGTGTGGTAAAATGGATGCTTGGGAAGGCGAGGAAGAAGTTTGGAGAGTAGCGGGGCAAGAAGGACATAAGCCCGAATTGATGCTTCTATTGGCTTGTTCCTGTGGTGCTACCTATACCTTTGCGGTAAAAGAAGAGTGATTATTATGCTTCTATTTCCGAGAGAGATTGGGCTTCGCCGTTCACAATGCTTTTCTCGTAAAAGTTTTGATGAGTACATAGATAAAGTAAATGGTAAAGCATCTTGCTACACATCTTTGTATGCCTTTCAAAGAAAAGACCCTACTAGGCCTTGGAAATATGACGTTGAGAGTGTAATTATGGATAGAGCATGGTGGGATTTCGACATTGAAGAAGGCGGCTCTATGGATGATGTAAAGAATGATGTGGCAACGCTCATATCTCGTTTAGAGGGTGATGTAAGGACTGTCTTTACGGGTAGAGGATTTCATATACATCAGATGTTTAAGCGGCCTGTAATCGGCACAAGTATTGCTAGGCATATAGACAGGTATGAAAGGAGTGTGGCTAGTGATTTGGCTACTTTAGACGGCGTAGGGCATCCACAAAAATTAACAAGAATACCCAACACATATAATACAAAAAGAAGTAAGTGGGCTGTAAATATACCTACACTAGATTTCATCAAAGACCCGTTGAATTACGACATACCTACCACACCTAATAGGGAGTATGATATATATGACCCGTTTAGAGGTAGGGCTGTGGATAGCGAGTTTGATATAGTCAAATGGATTTCTAATAACCCTATACCTAAAGACCTACATAGTAATGTATTTCACGGTGAGATAACTTCTTCGGGTCAAATACCTATACCTCCATGTATTGCTTCCGCTATGACTCACGAAAACCCTAAGCATCCTGTTAGGTTGGCTTTGGGGTATCATTTAGTAGAGAATCTTAGATTGTTTGCCGACCCGAAAACATTGAGTACGGCAGACAAAAGAAAGATAGTAGATGAAGCAGTTGCTTTTATCGAAAAATTAAATTGGAGAGATTTCAAACCTAGTATGTCTAGGATGCAATTGTTTTCTATAATAGACCACGAACAACCACCGTCTTGTTCTTGGTTATCCGCTAATGTAGGATGTAAAGGCTCTTGTTGGAGAGATGACGGCACAAGGAGAGTATAAAAATGATGAACCTAATTAGTTTAACCGAAAAAGAAATGGAAGCCTGCACTATATGTCATAACGCTTGGACACTAAAAACTTCAAGAGAAAAGTATTGTGGCGATTGTAATTCACACATCATTATATTAGAGGATGAGGTCTACCATACATTAGGATGGTAGGATGTTACTAGTAGATGATAGAGAAAATCCCAAAGTAGTTAATAAGTTGTTAATGCGTATGGGAGAAAATAACGTAAAAGTATGTAGAATGGTGAGTGCAGATTATGAGATGGGAACTTGGGGTGTTGAGGCTAAGGAAATTAATGACCTATACCGGAGTATTCTTGGTATTGGCCGCAATAGAACTATCGTTTCTCAGTTGAGAGACTTACAAGATAACTATGAAAATCCTATCTTAGTAGTCTACGGTACTAAATTAAAGGCTTGGGTAGCCAACGGTAGGCCGTCAGCAAAACAAATCGCTATGGAAATGGCTCGCATGAAAAAAGTAAATACCCAATTCAAAATGACATTTCATCAAAGATTCCCTAAAATTAAGTATATGGAATTGA